CATAGTATTGCGTGGGACCGGTAGTATTAGCGTTTGGCGTGTATTGACGAATAAACGTCGTATGTTTGAACAAAGGATAGGTGTACACACTATCAATAATCAAAGCCAGACTGTAAGACGCCAAAAAATCCGACGGCGTAGCTAAGTAAGGAAACCCTGTGGTAGCGTTACCCGTCACGTTTTTCCGAAAAACCGGTAAAGAAACGTTTTTGAGTATGCGTTCTTCTGCTTCTTCGATGAATGTATCCAAATCAGCTACAAACGTCGTTTCTGCTGTCTCACAGTAATCTTGTACGGTCGACTTCAGCGTTGCTAATGTAAAACTCATGTAGTCACCACCGTCACCTCTCCAATTTGTCCAGAGGCTTTAATTGGGACAAACGGATCGACATCTACCAAGGGCAAACCAACTGGAACGACCAAAGGCTCTACCCGGTCTGGTCTCGGATTCTTCAGTGCTTGCGGATCGTCTACACGTGGAAGCGGCAGGAGTTGCGGTTGTTTTGGCTCAAACTCATCAAAACCAACTAGACTACCGTTCCACTCTTTGCGCATACGATTTAGTTTGTATCGAAAACCAGAGCGATCCGATATCCCATAAGCGTTCTTACCAGAAGCAAAAGCCATCGCTACACTCCGTATTTATAAGTCGGCGGGCTGATCTTGAACGAAGCTCTATCTCGATCTTCTTCCATAGCCCGAAGCATCTCTTCTTCGTAAACCGCCTTGAGAGGACCCATCATCTGAGGATTCTTCTTCATCGATAAGTAATACGCCAAGCCTGCCGCAAGACAAGGATAAAAGCGAAAAGGGATGTCCACCGTGTTCGTAAAAGTATCCGCGTCTTCGATCCGAGTGAGGCGATTGAACTTCAAGATATCGGTGTTGTTATCTGGCACGGGCCATATCTTGAGCACTGGCGTAATTTGGCGATCCAAAAAGAATTGATTAGGCCGACCTGTCTGCGTTTTTGTGGGTATGTTTAAAAACTCAGAACGGCTCAAACGGTCAATTGCAAAGTCAGTGCCATCTCTCGTGACCACAGTCGACAAAATATCAATCGTCGATTGAACATCAGTAAGATCTTGTACGGCCGAGACCGTCGTGGTGGCTGCGCTCGTGCCCCCAGTTATCGTTTCACCGTTTGAAAACGTACCGACCGGGATTGTTGTGGCAACAGAGGTGGTCGTAGGCTTACTAGTAATTGACGCCGTGGCGGCGCTTGTACCCCCAGTGATTGTTTCTCCGACAGTAAAACTAGCGGAGGAGCCGACTGACAAAGTGAGTGTGCCCGCCGGGTACTCGCTAACACCCGACGCAACCGTGATAGACGTTTGATCAATCGTCCACTGATTGAGACCTCGGTTGGCCCAATCTGCGAACAATAGATTCATGGATCTCTTTGCGGTTTTGAGATCGTAGCCAGTCCTCACCTCTAAGCCGCAACGCTCAAAAGCCTCCTCTATGTACTCAGCTACATCGATCTCAAAGTTTTTGCTACTGCTCGTTGTCATTGTACAAATTATCGAATACACGGTTCACATCGAGCACATAGTCTAAATCAGACTTGGAATAATGTATGTGAGCCGAAGGCTTAAAATCTGGAGCGCCTGTACCCGTTTCAAACCACGCTGGGTGCGTTACACGAACCCGGTTGTTTGGTAATGCAACGATGTTACCTGTCCACTCCCCCGCATCTAAAAGTTGCAGCACATGGCTTTGTTTGTGCTGTGCTGGATCATCTGCAATTTCACTCTCAGTATAATCGACTGTGAAAAGGTACTTCGCAGGGTACATTTCCCCTGCTATTTTTGCCATCCAAGGACAAGGCGTAGCACGATCAAGCACGTAGACGGCATGATGGTGCGAGGAGCAATCCCACGGTTGCGCATCATGCACCGCCATCGGCTCTGGCCACTCCTCTAAAGGTATATCCGCAACTAAGGCTGTAATAGGCATTCTTGCCCACATCGCGCCCCCATGAACGGTATCTTCTTCCTCTCCTTCTGCCTCGATGCCTGTAAAAATCATTTGAAAACTCAAACACCTACAGGGCATGGTTGTTACGGCGACCGCCATGGCGTGTAAAAACTCACCATGGTACGCCTCGTGATTATGTGTAAATTCTTTACGCACCCAACATTTGAAATGCGGAATGTTTGATTGAAGGTATGACATATTTTACTTAGAAGCGGCACCACCCTTCTTGAATTTACCGGGCATTTTTTTACCGCCGTTTTTCATGCCCTTGGACTTCATGGCTCCGCCCATGCGCATGCCTTTAGACTTTTTCTTTCCAACTTCGCCGCCGTATTGCATGCCGCCGGGCATCATCTCTTTTTTGCCGCCCATGGCTCCGCCTTTCGACTTCATAGCCGCACCGCCTGCCTTCATCCCTTTGGATTTCATAGCCGGGGCTTTTTTGGTGGCTTTTTTCTTAGCTGTTTTCTTTTTTGGGGCACCGTTGCCCAGATTTACGACAGACATATGAACCTCACAGGTACTTGGTTTTCTTTCTGCGGTTCTGTAACACAGCCCCACACCCTCTAGCAATTTCTTGACGGACTTCGCCGCCCTTACTCATATTCTTTACCGTGGCACGCTTGGTGTTTTTGACAACGGTCTTGCCTTTTTTGCCTTCTCTTTTCTTCTTGCGTGCAGTCGCGGCTCTTTCTGCTTTAGTCAAAGACCGGGCCTTGGACTCAGGCAAACAGCGATCTGGCATTTTTTTATCGGGTGACGTACCACACTTACCAACGATATTGCCTTCGCTGTCGATACGGACCCAATTTTGCTTCAGCCATTTCTTCAGTTCACCCATCAGCGGCCTTTCCGTTTTCCGCCCTTGGCTTTTTTGGCGTAGTTGGGATCTTTGCAATACTTACTTGCAGCAAGATTAGCGTAAGCAGACGGATAAGTATCAAAAGTTCGCTTCGCCCAAGCTTTACCCTCCGGGCAAATCTTACTGCCCTTGCTTTTTTTGGACGCTGCACCACCTTTCCGATAGTAACTAAGCCCTTTCGGCATACTAGCTCGTGTCATTACCATGCCTTACAAGACCAATATCTTGCTGAAAATTTGTCTTTTGCCGTGTCGCACTTGTGCCTAGCCCGAAAGTTAGCCCGGCGACCGGGCTGATCTTTCTTGATCGACATTTTTGGATCACCAAACCTAACAAGCTTAATTTCACTGCCCTTTTTGGCAAGGACGGCGCTTTTTTTGCTCTTTCCCGGAGTGCGCTTTGGTTTATTGAAACCCGCAAACGTTTCGCCCCGGTACTTGATTCGACCAGAAGGAAGTCTTTTAACGTCCTTAGTTGTCGGCATGCCTTATTTCCTTGTTAGAAATTTTTCCTCAAATATAAGATAACTGTATAGGTGTCGCCGCTGCTGTGGCCGACCGTGGTAAATTTGAGATCACCCGTCTTGCCTGATCCGGCATTGTTCGTCAGACCACCGAACTTGGTGTAATCGTGATCACCACTTTGATTTTCGCCCAACTCGATACAAAACAAATCGGAAGTCGCGTCCCACAGGATTTGTACTTTCATGCCGATGCACTGCCACCAAATCCTTTCGATGGTTACCCCGGTGCAGGTGTCTCCATCTGCGCTGGGCTGCAGGGCTGAAACATCTACTTTCGTCACGGCGCTTTCGCCAGAACCGTCAGAAATGTTGGTCAGTTTCAAAACAGCAGTTTTTGGGCCGTCTGCTAGCGTCTGTGAAGCTACTGTATCAGCCATCTTGCTCTCCTGTTACTAGTCAACTGTTAGGCGATCTGAACGTATTCGATAATAAACGTGAAAGAACCCGCCGTAGTTGCGTCAACAGTGTTGGTAATGTTGCAGAAAATAGTCCTTTCTGCCGACGTGTATTGGACAGAAGCAGGTGCAGTTGTGCCACTTTGGGTTTGTAGGACCAAAGAAGTAGTTGTGACGTTACCCACTACAACCGTAGTGCCACCATCCAAAATCTCATCCGTTACTGCTGCAACGATCTGTGCGCCAGAGCTAGAAGTACCAACCTCATAACCAATGTCACCCGTACCAATGACTGGTGAAACGTCACAAAAGATCTTGATATCAGTAATAATAGTGTTCGCTGGCTGCGTAAACTGACCGATTGATGGACTGTCGCCTGCGGTCGTGTTTACTGTTACGCCCGTAGCAAAGCCAACATGCTTTACGTATTTGTTCGTAACGATACCCGTTGAGGCAATAGTCGCTACATCGGTAAACGCACCGGTCGTTGCATTCTTGGAAACAACTTTAAAGCCGTTCTCTGACCGAACTGGTCCGTTGAAAGTGGTATTAGCCATTGTGATCTCCTGTCGTGGCTAGAGTCAGGCACGGTATGCACCTGTCAGGGATTTTTTGAATATACACAAAAAAGAAAGGGGCAACAATGTGCCCCTCCTTTTTTATAAGCTTTCTCAAACTTATGCACCCGGAGTTCCGATAACGGATCTCCAGTCGGATACGCCGAAGGAGTATCTTTCACGCGCTTTGAAGCGCATGTTGCCCGTATCAAAGTCGCCTTCCATGGCAGTCTTGATCGGGGTGCGTTGAAATAGCTTGAAGCCATTCGGCGCGTCTGTTTTGACAAAAAACGCGTCTGTGTCCGTCAGGAAGTGGTTTACAACCGCTCCCTCTGGCAGCATGCCCATGGACTTCAGTGCGTTAGTGTCGTTGTCCGCAGTGCCCGGACGCAGATTCGAGTTCAAAACTCTTTCCGCGATGAACTGCAGTTCTTTCGGAATGATCAGTTTCATGCCGCGAACAGCAATCTTCAGTCCACGCTCGTCAGTGAAACCTGCGATGTCAATCAACATCTGCTCAAGAGACGTTTCATTCAGATCGGAGGCGACTGCCAAAACGTTGGATTGATCACCCGAAATAGACGGATGGTCCGATGCACACAAAGCCGAACCATCACCGATTGGGTTGCTAGTGCTGAACGCATTGTTCAGTACGCTAGCCGCACGGATCTGTTTGGTCTGTGACATGGAACGCGCCAGCGCACGAGTGTATCGTGCTGCCAGTCTATCATAGAGATTATCTTCGATTGCTTCCTCGGTGATAGAAAAAGCCAAAGCGATTGTCTCGTGCGAATATCGTGCAGTATATGTTTCCTGCGCTTGGTCGAACGAAATCGCTCCGCCTTCTGATTTCACAGGGGCAGTGCCGAAGCCTGAAAGCATGACTTCCTCTTCAAACGCGCGGTCTGAAGTTTCTTCGTCGTAGATTTCAGCGTGTTCCTGATCATATCGATCATACTCTAGCCCGAACAATGCATTTAGTCCGGGTTCTAGCTCTTTCGCTAATTGTGCGCGAGTAATAGCCATTTAGATTCTCCCGTTAAATGCCAGTTGTCGTGGCAGTGGTTTGTGAATCGAAACGCGCATTCGGAGAGTTGTAGTGTGCATTAATTCGCACGATCAACGGTATACCAGCAGCAGCAAAATCACTGTTTGCATCGTCATCGACGATACCCATGATTTTCAGCGGCAAAGTAGCCGTTGTGGCGATTGATGACACGGACAACGCTGAATTAGAGCGTCCGGTATCTGTGCTGCCCGTTCGAGCAGACGTTCCGAGACTAGCGTTTGCAAAAACTCCCGCCAAAGCCGTAGCTCTATTGGTCGTTGTAGCATCTGTAGCGACTTGGAAAGTTTGCATTGGATTATCAGCAACGAGAGCTTTGACAGGAAAATTCGTGTCAACGCTGACGCTGTTTGATCCGGGCCAGTAATTACTGAAAACAGGCTTCTTTGAAACGGAATCCATGTATTCAACACCCATCAACACACCCAGCGCGGCAGTAGTACCGCCTGCTGTATCGCCTGCTTGATCAATAACGCCCGCCGCAAGCGGTATTACAAGGCCATATTGAAAGATAGCGTTCGTGTTGTTGCTGGCAATCTCATATTGAGTAATGCCTGTTGAATTAGCGGAAGCCCCTACCAATCCGATAGGACGAAGCCCGTAAGCGGTTTCTTGATTTGCCATAATATGCTCCTAAAAGCTTACTTACGAGGACCACCAAAAGTTACACGGGATTGACGTTCTGGTTTGTCAATCACCATAGTTGAGTGTGCATTCTCGCGTAGAACATCCGTTTCAATGGCTTCAATCTGGTCAGAGTGCTTTCTTTCAAAATATTCTGTCCGTTCTGCAACCGTTTCGAGCGGTATTCGCGCAAGAAGCAGTCCGCCTACTCCAAACACGCCTTCAAACTTCCCTGATTCAACAACTGGTGCCTCAAAATCTGGGTACTCATCGCGACGAACAAGTTCATACCCCTCTCGTAAACGAGAAGATATGTTAGTACGGTCTTCAAATCCCCGTACCTCTGCGCGTATCCAACGATGCTTGTACCCCTCTGGCGCAGGGGGCGCGTCTAATTTAGACGGTGGACTCCACGGCTTTCTTCTAGCCTGTGCAGTCCGTGATGATTTAGCGCGGGAAGTCCTCTTGATAGCATCAATCTCATCTTGTTGATTATCCGTCATTGTTCTTCCTTCACGTATTTTGCGTACTCTTCGAGTGGCACTCCCAATCGTTTGGCAATCGTTACTTGGCTCGGGGAGAGACGAACCTTTTTGCCGCGTCCTGAAGTAGATCTGCCACGAGATACACCCGCTACAGCCTGTCCAGAACGATTATTTCGCGACGTTTCCACCGACTCATCTGGGAATCTATGCGGGAAAGCATCTTTCATTCGTGAATCTAGCGCATCATAGTAATCATTACTAGAGGGGTCAAACCCTTCTTCCTGCACTAATTTCTTGTGTAGTCCAAACGCCGCAAAGGTCATTGCGTCATCTGTGCCAAACCATTCGTTTTTGGAAGCCCAATCCTCTGCCTTGGGGTCTGGGGCAGCTTGAGTGGGAGCCGGGACGTATTGCTGCTGCTCTTCTTGCTGCTGCACATATGCCTGTTGTTGAGCAGCTTGAGCTTCTCGTTGCGCTTTGGCTTGAGCATGCTTATCCGCAGCAATGCTTAGTTGAGAAATACGCTCTTGGGCTGCCATCTGTCGATCAACGTCACCAGTCTCTATAGCAGTTCGTAATTCTTCTTTTGCCCGTGTCTGTTCAGAAACAACACGACTGCCATACTCATTCAGATAGTTTTGATCTAAATTCTGTAGACGTTGTTTTACAGTGGTGTTTTCGCTCTGAATTGTTTGCGCATATCGCAAAGCCTCTTCGCGCTCGCGCTCCGCTTCTTTTGCACGTTTCGTAAGCTGATTGATACGTTTTTGAACGCTCTGGCTGTATTTTTCGTGCTCGTCCTCTGTCTCCACTTGTGCGGCTCGAGGCGGAGCCTCTTCCCCTTCTGGTGGCGGATCTATTACAACCTCTTGCGCCTCTTCGTTAAACTCTAAATCTATTTGGCCATCATCTGGCTCGTGAGCAGCTTTAACCTCACTCATCTGCATGTCCCTCAGTTATGGTGTAAATCGTCAGGATCAAGAATTGTGGCAAGAATTTCATCATCGTTGAGAATTCTAACCTCGCTGCCGAATCTGGCTGCGTCTTCATCATTTAGGCGGAATCTAGAGCCAGCGTAACGCGCAAAAATTACCCAATCACGCTCTTGGCACCATGGTCCGTTTGGATATTTGTCCTTTCCTTTGTAAGCGTCTGGCCCCAAACGTAAGACATAACCCACGTTTGTTTGAATGGCATCCTCTTCCAGCGTTTTGGTATTCAATAAAATACCGCCTTTGCTTTTATTGGACCCACGAAAAGGCAGAATCAACACACGCCAGCCGGTGGGCTGAGGGAGTCGATCAATTACAGATGCGTCAATTAGGGTAGGGTCGAGAACGCGCTCCTCTTCAGGAACGTATGCCTTGGCAATATCCAAGGACTTTTTTGCATCAGTCATCCATTGATTCCTGTCTGTCCAGCATTTCAGAAAGTTCGACCAGCATGTAATCGCAGTTACGCACTTCGCCGAGACACTCTCTGTAATGTTCCATATCTTTTATCCCGCCTTCCGTCATCAATAACGAAATTTGAGCTTTGCGATCCAGCAGCGTCTTACGAACAAACTGCACAATATCGATACCGTCCAATATAAATCCTGAGTTATCTGACGATATCCGATATTGTCGCTTCTTCTCAGCGGGAAAGCAATGCGTTAGGCGTTGGTAAAACGAGATCCTCGCAAAGCAGCACCCATGCCACGCTTGGTGCCGGTAGTTACTTTCGCAAACATTGTGTCTGGAGTGGCCTCTTCGACTGCAGATGCGTATGGAATGCTGCCCTGTCCCTCGATGTCAGCCTTATTAACGGGGGTAGGCGGCTCCTTGGGGGTTACGCCGTTAAATTTTACTCTGCTCATAAATCACCTCTTTGTTGTTGCTTGAGTAGCTCTCGCTGCAAGCCAGCATCAATACGGGCCGCTGTTTGAGTTTCTTGACTCTGCAGCCTTTGCTGGAACTGAGCCTCACGCTGCGCAAGTTTTTGACGTTCTAGCTCTAGCTCTTGCTGCTCCATCGCCATGTCGTTCTGCTCTTGCTGAGACTTCAATTGCAACTCTTGCTGCTTGAGTTGTATCAAAGGATCTGGGCCTTGTGGCTGACCGGCCTGTTGGATCTGTTTTCCTAAATCAACCAATTGCTGAGTGCCCTGCGCCACAAACTGAGCGACCATCATCTGGTACGGCTGATTTGTTGCGGGATCTGTCAACGTCACATTTGGATTCTGCTGCATAAACGCTTGTTCTGCTTGCTCTTCGGCTTGTAACTGGATGTGATTGAGCAGGTGTTTTTGTATCGATAGCTGCACATTCGGCATCTGAGAGGCCATACCACCCGTCACAAACAACAAATGTGATTGCATGTGTGCGGCGTGGTCTTGACCTTTGAAAGCCTGTAGAGCCGTGTTTTCGAGCGTATCGATGTTTTCTTGCGCAGGGTCTTTTGGACCAATTTCATTTGGCGTATCCGCCCGCAAAATCATGTCCGAGTTTTTTACGCCCAACGCATCGTACACCCGGCGATACACTTCTGGAATGTTATGAATATCCGGAGCTTGCATGGCCATCTGTAGTTCGGTCTGAGCCAGAGCAATACGCTGACTTTGAGAAAAAATATTCGGGTCTGAAACAGGCAATACGTCTACTCTTTCATCAAAATCCTCTGCCTTGACCGTCGATTCCGCCCCCGGCACCTCATATGGGTACACGGGCGGCAAACTCTCTTTCATTACGCGCGCCAAGATCTTGAATTCAATCTTCATGGCGTAATGCAATCGCTTATGCACGGCGCTCATTACGCGCGTGCCTTGCTCAATCATAGCGATAGTCGTACCCACAGCCGCGTTGGGATTAGCGTCGCCCACTTTCATGTCAGTAATCGTCGCAAACCGTTGACCTGCGTCCACCACAAAGCCCAGAAGCTGGAAAAGCGTGCTGTCTGGCCCTTTGAACGGCAAAGGCATCAAGCTATCTCGAATCTGTCCGCCGGGCGCATCGACGTCTCGGAATTCACCCGGCTGTAGGGGTGAATCGTCGTCCCTGATCCGCAGGCCGCGTGCCTTGAAGCCCGCAGGTAAGTTGGAAAGCGTTCCTGCATCGATCAATTGGCGCAGTGCAGCAGTCGCGGTGCGCGATAAACCACCTATGGTATGAATCAAACCAAGGCCGTAGAAGCCAAATCCCGGCAAAAACTTGTAATGCACAAAGTATTGGATCTTGTTCGTGAGAGGGTCTTTTTCCTCATAGTTACGACGGATCGACAATACTTTGCTGTTTTCTTCGCTGATTGTGACGATATAGGGCACTTTGATGCCAGTTTCTTCGCCTTTTTCGTCCTTGTCCTCGTAGCCGGGCAGGTCCAGATCAGCGTGAAACTCTAATAACGTGCAGTCGTAATCGATATTTGAAGCACTCATACCGTCAATATAGTCAGTTTCTTCAGAAATACTGTCGGTGTTGGGCTGAGAGGGCAATACGGGTATGTCTCTGTAAAATCCGCTCACTTGTTGCTTGCGCAGATCGTTCATCGATATACGCACGACGTGCGTTATGCAGGGGCATGTTTGCAGGTCTGACGTCTCGTAAGGCACCACCAGATGTTCTGCAGGCACAAACTTACTCACAGGACGACCCAAAGAGTCGTCGAAATACACTTTCTTGAAGGTACTGCCCGCCAAAGGCAAATTGAACAACATCTGATCAAATTCTGGCGTGTATTCCTCCATCACGTTAGTGATGTAGTAATTCATAAAATTCTTTACGCGTGTAGCCTGCTCCGACTTGGAATGTGTCATTGACCCAAGCACCGTGGTACGCACCGGACCATCCGCAGGCAATAGCTCATTGAACGCTTGTGCTTGGAACTGTACTGCCGCTTCAGCAAGCAATGGGTGCGTGACGCCTGTAGCGCCTCTGAAAGGCTCTGTGCGCTCTTCGTAGTTGAAACCTAATAGCTCTAGGCCGTCAGAGTATGCCTCTTCCCAGTCGTGCCTAGACGCTCTGTTGGCGCTGTATTGGTCCATCAGATCGTTAGCAACAACAGCAAGCTCTGCGTCATCCATAAATTCGGCAAGATTGTCAAAAAAGTCGTCCTCACGATCTTTGTTACGCAAAGGGTCGAAGTCAAAAGTCACGCCACCGTCTTCGTCCTGCGTGATTTCGATGCCCTCTATCCGCATCGCCTCGTTTGTTTCAAGGCCATTTGGTAACGCCTCTACCTCGACCGCCAATAACTCGGATTCATCAAGGTTCATGCCCTCTCTGTCCATCAACGAGACAGGTGGTCTATCGCCATTTGCCATAATATTTTCCTACGGTGCAAAGTCACCGATATCGGGGAGGTTTATATCACCAAGAGGAGGTAACCCCTGCTCTCTCCGACGCGCGTTAACGTCCCTAAGTTGTTCAATGGTCATGCCATATTGAGCCGCTATCGCATCTTCACCTTGCCTGCTCAAATACAGGTTTATATCGTTTTGTTGCGCCGCGTTTTGGGCAGCGTAGTAGTCCTCTACCGGACCATACTGCCTCTCCCACTCAGCCAAGGCTCGTCGATAACTTTGCTGTCGACCTATTCCTCCACCGCTTTGTCTGACCGGAGGCGGCACCGGATAAAATCTTGTACCAGAAGTAATATCGGTCGTTTCCCCCGTACCAATGGTTGTGGTTTCTTGCGGCCTTGCATCATCCATCATCGGGTCCGGGGGCACATAGTCTTCAATAGGTCCATACATTCGCTCGTAATTGGCAATCGCCTCGGCAAACTCTAAGCGACCATAGCTGCCTGTAGAGTAATTCTCAGACTGCGGAGGAGGCGGTGGATCAGAGGGCGTGCTGGGCCGTGCAAAATCCAAACTCAAAAACGGCATCGCACCGGCAGCGACGGTGGGCCGGTAGATTGGCATCTGATACTCACCTTGAATGGCATCACCAAAGGGATCACCAGTAGGAGCAATTTGCATGCCAAGCGTTGGGGCATATCCGCCTGTTTGCGGGGTAATTTGATCCGAAATACCAAAGTCTACCGTTTCACCAGAAAGCATTACTGGGTCAGGTAGCTGGGGTGTCTCAGCTATAGGAGGCGGTGTAAATACCGGCTCTTCTGGCACCACGACCTCTGTCGGTGGAGGCGGTGTGTAGACCGGAGGCGGTAATGGCGTTTCTTCGATAGGCGGCAACGGAAGTTCTGTTGGCGGCTGCACGACGTCTACCGGAGGCAAAGGAACAGGATCAGGCTCTACCGGGGGTAAAGGGAGAGGATCAGGGTCTACCACAGGCGGAGGCGTCTCCATCACCGGCGGAGGCGGAGGTGGGGGCGGTGGCAGAGGGTCTTGTACAACCGGGGCCGTAGGTGCAGGAGTAGGTGCAGGTGCAGGAGTAGGTGCGACTACGACAGGGTCCGGTTGAGGGTCCGGCGCAGGAGTAAACGGAGCCGCAGTAGGTGCGCTGATGACAGGATCTGGCGTTGGTTGATCGAAAGCTCCCAATTCATCTGCTCTACCATCACTGATGTTTAAATCAGCAGCAGTGCTTGGCGGCGGTAAAATCGCTTGAAGCTCCTCTAAAGTCGTTGGTTCGGTAAGAACGGCCGGTCTTTGCAGAGCGTTCGGGGCATCCGTGCGGTAAGCCTCTTCTCTTGGCGACCTCGCTCGACCACCACGCCGCATCTCCACCGGCATTGTTCCACGTGGAACACCGGCCCCGGCTAGGGGTCCCGACGTGTTGTACTTGCTGAACAAGTTGGTCAGACCGCTGATGTTTCTTCGTCTCATATTGTTCACCATACCACCGTTGGCGTATAAGTTGTCAGTCGGGTAACCGGCTTCTTGCCGCAAGCGAAAAATTCTTTGATTGACTCGATTGAGTGACGCTTGAATTTCTGACCGTTTTCGAGAACCTAGTTTGTCCTGCCGCAAAGCTCCAATCATGCCGTCTCTCATGGAGAGAAGATTTGCTGCCGGGTCCTCTGTGGGGACGGGTTTGGGTGGCCCCATTCCGGGTAATTCCATTTGCGGATCATTAGGGTCGTCAATAGAAAAAGACGGCTGGCCTTTACGGCCTTCGGCCAGCGAATAAACAAGCCCGCCTTCAGGTAACACCATTTGTTGAGTTTCTTCAGGGAAAGTGCGCTGAAGTTCTTCAGGTGTAATCGTGCGATCAGACGACCTCGCTTTGCCTTCTGCGTCTCGGTAAACGGTGCGGTTGGACCCGAAATTGTCTCTGCCCAATACTCCCTCAAATCTTAGCTGAGTGTTGCGTGCCTCGACTTCGCCCGGATTTCCAGCATACATTTGGTAAGCTTGGCTCTCTACCTCTCTTAGTTCTGCTTGCTCTTTGATCAGCGGACGTAGTTGTTGAATGCGATCATCAAATGCACCACTCAACTGTTCTGTAATTTGCTCTGAATTCTTTACTCCCAACTTTCTTAAGGCGCGGTTCAGGCGGATTAATTCTTTATCAGATCCACCATAATTTGCAGGGTTAGATAATATCGCCTCTCGCCTTTTTTGAAGCTCTTGCAAAATACCTTCTCTGGGAACAAAGTTTTTTGGCATGTCGGCAAAAAACACTTCCGGTTTGAGCCTTTGTAATTTTTCTGCTCGGCTTTGGCGCTGAATTTCTTTTTGCGATAAAACCCCGCGTGCTAAATCATTTTCTTCTTCGGCCCGCAACTTGAAATAACTCACGATTCTGTTTTGGGTAAGACGTAAATCTTCTGCCACAGGCAAATCTTGTAGTTTTTGCAGGGGTGCTAGGCTTAATCCGCGCCGAATAAAAGCTTTCATAGAATCTTTTATTCCGGGTTTTTCTGGCAGGTCAAACTCCACACTGAGCAAATCTTGCTTCAAAGTTTTTTCTAAATCCGACAGCGCCTCACGATTTGCGCTACGTCTTTTGTCAAAGTCAAAAGGCTGAAACATGCCCACATTAGCGCCACCGTAAGTCCCTTCAATGTCTTGTATAGCGTGCTGCACTTCGTGCATCAACGTACTCATCATCTGCCTGCGCCCGTCCGGCGTATTTTTTTGGCGAGCAAGCTGGAT